AATCTTTCCTTCTAATCTTTTTAAGTACCACAGCCCTTTGGCTATGTCTTGTTTTGGTTTCCCTTTGTGCTTGTAGCGAATTATATATTTCATGGCGTTTCCTTTGAGGTAGCCTTGAAACTCATCTGAAGTCATAGACATTTCTATCAGGTCTATAGCTTCTATGTCAAGCATGTTATAGTGTGCTGGACTATTTACTACATCTTCTTCCTTCTTTTTGTTCTTGTGTTCTTTAGGCTCCAGTTTTACGGATACAAAAGCTTTTCCTAAAGACTTTTTCACTGTATCATCACACATCTTCTTCACCTTGTTCTTCTTCAGGTCTGTAGTTATCTAACGATACAACGTTACCGCCTATCTTTCTATCATCTCTTTCAAGAGCCTGATACCCTAAATCTAGTAAACTTTCTACATCGTTGCTTATAATGTCTGTAAGACCTCTTCCTATTACTTGACATATGTTGGGTTCTGTTTTTGGATCGTCAGCAGTTGTGTCAAGACAGAACATAGAGAACGTTTCAGTATCTTCTTTGTTAAGCTCAAGAACAAGGTAGACCCTATTATCTTTTAATAGTTTCTTTTCTTCTTGAAGTATCTCATTTATTCGGTCTTCATCCATGCTCTTGGCACTTCCCCTTCTGCGTATTTAAATCCGTGTTTGTCACACCAACCAGCATACGTTGTTTTTGATCCTGTGTAAAGTTTATTTTTACAGTTTTGAAAAATAAATCGAATGTCAAGATCAGGATGTTGTTCCTTGATACGCTTATGTTTTGCTCTGTCAGCTTCTGTAAAACGTCCCTTAGTTTCTATTAAGATGTCGTAGTCTTTTAAGTAGAAGTCGGGGTTGTAGGTACGTTCCTTTGGAGTGTACTTTATCTTTACGGTTTCATACTCGTACTTGATCTTGTTTCTGTCAAGAAATATTGCAAAGTTGCTTTCAAAGTTTGATCTAAAACGTTTCATGTTGTTCCTTTTTGTCTAAGTAGAATATTAAACTCAGAGTCAGGGTTTGAATGTTCAATTCTGTGACAGTTAGCACATAGTAAAATACACTTTTTAAGTTCAGTTTCTATACGTTCCCAAGCTTTTCTCATGAAATCTGACCCTGCTTTTATACCTTTACCCTTATTAAAAGGATCAGTGTGATGGAAATCGTAGATAGAAGTATATTGAGATTCTAATTTACACCTTACACATTTACCACCTAATAAAGTAATTGCTCTTTTCTTTTTAAGTAATCGCCTAGCTTTATCTCTTTCATTTTTTTCAACCTTGTATAATTCGGTGTATTGCTTTTGGTATTCAACTGAAGACAGTCCTTTAGATAATCCTGAAGACTTACTTTTAGTTTCTTTAAAATACGTGTTACGTTTCGTGATAGCTTTACCATTAATACTTGTTTTCAATTAAAGTCCTTCTAGTTTGATAGGGCTGTGTCGTGTGTAGAATCTTGACAACGTAAAAGAAACGTGTTTCCACACTTCAACAGAGTGTTCTTTTATTCTGTTTATTGAGAAGTCATCATGATCCAATGACTCTCTACAGAGGACACCGTATACTCTTTCACGGTTACCACCTAAGACCTTCATAATCTTATCATACGAGTCTGTAAATTCATTCTTAAAGGCATCTAACTCTGAGTCCTTCCAAAAAGACTCTGGAGATGTTCCACCGTGTTTCTTTATAACAATTGGAAAAGCATTAGACATAGCTCGAAACCTATGATTAACATCAGGATCTCCTATTCTTTTGCGGTGATCAGCATAGACAAACAACACGTTTTTGTTATCAGCTATGTCAGCATCACTCAGTTTATAGATAGATATAAGAGGCACTACTCACCCTTTTTGCAAGGTCTAGCAGTAGTAACAGGCCCAAGTACACCATCCTTGTCTAGTTGTTTCCACCAGATGTACTGACCTACGGCTCTGTCTCCTGCCGCATCAAAAGCATAAGAACCCTTGCTAGGTGTTTCAGTAACTATGTGACACCCTATCCAGACATAACCTGTACCTTCGTTTGCCGCCCTTTGTCCAGCAGAACACGCTGACAATACCAAAAGTACTAATATACTACAAATCTTTCTCATCACTATCTCCTTCTTCTGTAAGTTCAAGGTCACGTTCTCTCATGCGACCATCTTCAAAATCGTAGAATAGTTTTGCACTGAGTCCTGTAAGACCAGAAAATCTATTCTTAATAATCCTTATATACGTTGTGTGCCTCTCAAGTAAATCATCTGCTTGACCGTTACGTTCTAAACCTATTACAATGTCACTCAATTGACCAATACTTGCGGAACCTCTGAGATCAGATAACGAGGTATTGAGTCCTTCCTCGTGAGATTGTCCGTTAGATGGTCTGCGTAGGTGCGACACAGTAATAAGACATATGTTAAGTTCTTGTACAACAGTCCGTAGCTTGGTCATGCACTCGTCTATTGTCCTACGCTCATCAAAGCTGTGTTCCTGTGAACTTACAAGAATACTAATATGATCTAAGACTATGTACTTACACTTCACAGCTTTAGCAAAGTAACGAATACGAGACAGTATGTTATCTATACTGTTAGAGCCAAAGTGATCAAAGAAGAAGTAACGTCCAGACCCCACAGTGTCTTTGTAGGCTCTCTCGTACTCCTCGTTGGTGTATTCTGTAGTCGGGAGATGTAGTTGTTTACCCAGCTCAAGGCTCATCATGGCTTCGGCTGTGTTACGTACACTTTCCTCCATAAACATCATACCAATGTTATCGTCAGTGTTCTTGTAGATATGCTCAATGATCTCTCGAAGAAAGCTACTTTTACCTATGCCTGTACCAGCGCAGACTGTGATCAACTCACCCATACGAATGCCGTAGGTCATCTTATTCATGCCTTCATATGGATAATTAACAGCAGTCTTTGCTGGACCTTCTTTTAGTTTGTCCCAAAGATCAGTACCTGCAATGATACCGTCTGGAGTGTATCTTTCAGCAGACCACCAGCAGTTCATGAAGTCATCAGTCTTATTTGCTATAAGATAATCGTTAGCGTCTTTCAGCTTGAGTTTCATTACTTTAGCTTTAGGCGCTAGTAACTCAGCTATCTTCTTGGAAGCTTCTTTTCCAGGTCTGTCGTTATCAAAGCACAGTATTATGTTTTCGTAGCCCATCAGAAACTCGAAAGAGTTCTCTATGTCTTTTACTGCACTACCTGCACCGTTCTTAATAGACACAACAGGCCACTTAGAACCCATCATCTCATAGGCTGCAAGAGCGTCTAGTTCTCCTTCACACAAGGTGATGTACTTACCTTCCTTGCGACAGGTGTTCTGACCAAACAACACAACGTCTGACCAAGCACCTACCGTCTTGAAACTCTTACCACCTTCAGGATCAGTCATTCTTATCTTGTTAGCTATCCACTCACCATCTTCATTACAGTAGGGATAGTAATGTTTATAGCCGTTAGGAGATACAGTAACATCGTATACATCGCACGTTTCTTTACTTATTTTACGATCAGCGATAGCGATAATATCACCTCTGCTGAGAAGATCTGCTCTCATAGGTATATTGTCTAGTAACTTCTCAACCACTAATTCATCGGATGCTGGATGATACGTGGTGCAAGAGAAGCATTTAGTACTGCCGTCTTCATTAATAACAAGCGCGTTACTACTGCCGCATTCACTACAAGGTTGATGTGTCTTTTCATATGCCATTTATTTTCACCAATGCTGAAATTATACCGTTAATAAATATCGACAAAGCAACACTATTAATAACAAGTAAAGCTCTGTCATTCCACACAATAGCAACGTAAGTCCAACCCAAAGTACCTACAAGATGAAAGAATAAGTTATAAGGAAAAATGTTTTGGCTGGTAAACGTCATGCCTATCATCAAAACTATTGATGAAGCCCACTTAACGTACCATGTTATATCTCTTTCCCTTACTTCTTTCGTCATTAGATTATCATTTCTTCAACTCTAGGTGCCTTTTCAACATGTGTGAAATACCTTGGACCGTTGGCATACGAGAATGCTCTCAAGCCCTTTCCTTCGTTGGCATCTTGCCAACACTCAAATTTATAATCACAATAAAAACAATTTTTGTCAAGTATTTTGTTAC